GTCTCGTGTGCCGTCTCCGTTTCCGTCAAGGTAAAGGTCACCTCGCTGCCAATGACCGATTGGTGGCGGTCTTCGTTGTTGCCGCTGTAGCGCAGCACGAAGCCGTCGGCGCCAAGGTTGAACTCGACCGCGCTGCCAACGTAGTCGGCGTCATGGATGTTCAGGCGCCAGTCGGTGCCTTGGTCGTCAGTGAACTCTGCAAACAGTCGGATCGGGTCAGCCATCAGTATCCTCTTACTCGGTTTCGGTCAATTGCGTTGCGCTCGTTGGTCAGCAAGATGTCGCGTCCTGAAATCTTTCCTGTCACCTGCACCTGTTGGCCGCCCATCATATCCTGCAACTTGCTGAGTGGCGCAATCACCTCTGGGTCAACGCCTGCGCCTTGGTTGTCACCTACCATCGCAAGCGTCGGACCAAAGGCAAGGCCGCCCTGCGCCAGTGCTGGCGGTTTGCTTTCTACGCGTTGTTGTAGGCCTTTGATAACGGCACCAGCCGCGACCAAACCGACACCTGCAGCAATTGCCAGCGGTGGATTAGCAATGAGGTTTGCATAGAATGCAGTTGCAGCCACACCAGCGGCGATAAACTGCGCACCTAAATCCATCAGCAAATTCGCAAGGCCTGCAATTGATTGGGCAAATACGTCTGCCATTGTCATTGTACCAGTTATGAGGCCGCCAATAGCCACGCCGATACCCATGTACGCCGCCTCCATAGCGGATGCCATGCTGATGCTTACAGCTATTTCGTTATTTAAATCGCCTTGACCGTCAGCTAAATCGCTGACAGCTGTGCTTGCTTGTTTAATTAGTTCAGGTTGTGGTATGCTGCTTTCAAGGCCACGCGGTGCCAGTGGTTGCATACCTCCATCACCTGCGCCGCCTCCGCCCATGCCAAAATCCAACGAAGGAATGAGATTGGAAAAGAAGCTAACAACCTTGTCCTTGGTTCTGTCTAGGTCTTCTTCCGTTACAAACTCGACTGGGTCCTTGGTTTTTGCATCGTCGATAGCTTCTGTAAAACCGTCATAAATGTCTTTGCCAGCTTGCGCTGTGTCGTCCACGATGTCCTTGAAGCCTTCAGTGAGAACCTCGCCAGCCGCTTGAAAGCCATCAGTGAACGCAGTCTTAATAGCTTTGAACAACAACGCGAAGCTGTTCACCACGTTCATGACCTGCATCTTGATTATCTGAAACGCAGCGACAAAGGCCTGCTTGAATACAGCGATTGCTATCCGTAAGCCTTCGCTTTCGTTGTACATGCTGATCAGCGCGTTGATTGCGTTGGTCAGCGGTTTCTTAATATCGTCCCAGAAATAGAAGAAGGCAGCAACCAAACCAGCAATGGCCAACACAGTCAAACCAATTGGACTGGTCATAGCCGTAAACATGAGCTTGAACGCCTTGACCAACGGACCTGCGATGAATTTACCAAGCAGCATAAAGCCTTGAACAAGCATAGGTAGAATGGTCAGCAGCGGACCTATAGCGGCGGCAATACCCGCACCAATAAGCATGAACTTCTTGGCCTGTGGCGAGAGGTTCGTGAGCGCCTGCATCAGTCCAACAAACTTGTCCAGGATGTCCTTCAGCACGGGCATTAAGCTTTGAGCAAGCGCTGCACCTGCGAGCTTCAAATTGTCAAGCGCCGTGCTAAACTTGCCCGAGGCCGTTTGACTGAGTCGCTCCATAGCGCCAGCAGCAAAACCGCCCTCTGCGCTAAAACCTTGCAGCACCGCGTTAAACTGTTCCACACTTACGGCACCTGCGCCTAGCTTGTCAGCTGGCAAGCCTGTCGCCTCTGACAAAGCCGTAAAGATTGGAATGCCGCGCTCTGCTAACTGGTTAAGGCTCTCAAGCTCAACCTTTCCTTTTGCGTTGACCTTGGAAAAGATGGCTGCAATCTCGTCGATGGGTTGGCCGCTGGTCGCTGCGATGTCTCCAAGAAATTGCAGCTGTTGGTTGACCTCATCAATGCCTGATCCAGACGCAATCAGCTGACGTGCGGACTTAGCGACTGCCTCAATTTGAAATGGCGTCTTTGCAGTAAACGCATTCAAATTCTTCATCATGTCCGCTGCCTCCTTCGCTCCACCAGTCAAGCTGATGAAGCTCGTCTCCATAGTCTCAAGGTCAGCAGCAGACTTAACAGCAGCAGCGCCAAGCGCAGCGATTGGCATGGTCAAAGACCGCGTCATGTTCTTGCCTAGCTGCTTCGTGCTGCGTCCAAAGTTTTTCATCTTGGACATGCTGGCACCGAGCGCCTTGTCAAACTGTGACGTCTTTGCGCCTATCGTAACTATGAGGTCATTCAGCTTTGCCATTTGTCGCGCTCTTCAATTACTTTTCTTAGCTCTTCCTTAGTGAGTTTCTTTGCGTTCTGCTTTGGTCGCTCCCAAGGAAACTGCATCAAATCCTTTGGTCGCAATTTACGGCCTTTCCGCAGATGCGGTTGCATGTAGATGGTGGCGAGCCACCTGGTGCGCTCCCATTCAAAGCGCTCCTTCATCTCCTCGGTCTCGCGGTTCGCCTCCAGCGCCAGGCTCAACTCACCAAACGTCATCGACCAAAACGCAGATGGGGACAGGTGCAGCACACCGATCCCCATCCGAATAACGTCAGGCCATCCTACAGACTTTTCCTCTTTGCCTACGCTTTTTTTTGGTCGTTGTATTCCCCCAAGATTTCGAAGCACTGGGTGACGTGAGCCAACGTGATGTGCTCCTCGAACTCAGGCAGCTCCATGTTGAAGTCCACGCCTTCGAAGTCGCAGCCGCATTCCACACCTACAAAGCAGAGAAAGGCGCAAGCGTCGGCTGAGAGCTTCGACGGATCGGACAAGCTAAACACGTTGACCTTGGCCTTGCGTTCGAACTTCTTGAGCGCCTTCATGGAGTAGCGCACTGGGTAGTCGGTGCCGTTGATTTCTATCATGAAGCAACCGTGTCAGTGATAGCACCAGTCAACTCAAATGTGACGCTGTACGTCGCTGTGTCCTCAGTGCCGCCTGACTGCTCGAGGCTTGTGATAAAGCCTGAAGCTGAGAAAGACAATTCGCCTGTTGCTTCGTTTGCCTTGCTGAACTTCAAGGTCAAGCTCGTGCGGTTTTCCCACGCTGTCCACAAGTCGGTGATGTCCTTGTTCGCTGCATCGAGGTAGTCAATCAAACCGCTGCAGCTGATTGAGCCTGACTTCAAACCGCCGAGCAGCTCACGATAACCCGCGCTGTCCTTGGTTGTGATGTCAATAGTCTCCATGTTGAGAGTAAGCGAGCAGTCGGTGGCTGCTGCAATCAGCGTGCTGTCAATGTACACGCCTAATTCCGTTCCGTTAAAAATGGCCATTTTATTCTGATTCTATAGATTCGTCGTCGGTCTTTTTCTTTGGCGCGTCAAGGTATCCTTTTGCTTTCAGCTCTGCAGCGAACTCAGACGTCACGCTTGGCGTGTCGCCTTTCTTCCAGTTATTTCCGCGCAGCTTGCACGCCTTCATAATTGTAACCTTCATGGCTGCAATTTACTACAAATTGTTTGACCGCTCATCCTGTGGTAGTGCCGAACAAGGTAAGCAGCTCCAGGAGGTCGGCGATAGTCACGAAGCCGTCGCCGTTCAAATCGAACTGAGCGTCATACTTATCTATTGATCCGTAGTACGCCAGCCAGCTGAGGAGGTAGAAGATGTCGTATGTCATGGGTCAAAGTTACAAACCTGCACGCATAGCAGCGAGTTCGCAGTGCCGTGGCTCTATGCTGTCGAGCGTAGTTACCAGCAGCTGACCGATTGGCCTCAGCGTGCCTTCCTTGTCGTTTGCTCCCAGCACCGCGCTTACGGAATGCGTGCCGAACTTGCGGCCTTGCTTCTGGATGCAGGCGCGGTTGAGCAGTTCTGCCGCCAAGATGCTCAGCACCTTGCTCATGCATCGTGCAGCTTCATATATCTCGCGCTTCCACATCCTCGGCCTTTGCGCTGTGTACGCTATGGCGAGCAGCGTGCCGTACAGCAAACCGACGGGCATGGCTATGCAGGCCAGTACAAAAAGCGCGATGACCTTGGCGGCCTTTATCATAGCTGTGTAAGGTATTGCAGCAGGTCGGCAATGGTGATGAAGCCGTCAAGGTTCAAATCGTACTTGACGCTGTAAGGCGGCGGCGTGGCGGTGAAGTACGCCAGCATTTCAAGGATGAAGCTCATATCTCGTCGTCAGTGAACCAGCCGTTCAGTACCATGTAGTCATGGTCTCGCACGGTCGTCGTGCTTGGAATGATGGCTGCGAACGGAAAGGCCTCGGTGTTGAGGACGTAGGACTGCAGGTTGAAGCGTTCCGCGTCGCTCAGTTCAGGAAACAAGGACACGAGTTTCTCCAGCGTCGCCTGTTCATGTACGGGAATGATGTACGCCGTATCCACCTGCAAAGCGAATTGCACGCCGTCAGGGTGTTCAATCACACCAAAGACCGTCCCGTCCTTTTGGTACGGCTGTTGGATAGCGAGCGGCGTTGTGATGTTGTAGAGTTCGCGCGTAATTGATTTGGCGCGTTTCTCGCTTGTTAGCGTTCCTTCGGG